TATCTAATAGTGCTGCCAGAACTTGACTTGGCTCCTTGTATGGCAAGGGCATGATGTTGTCGCGCAACGCTCCCGAGCCAATGTCCACATCGCGCCACTCGCCGGGGGAGATGGGGGTGTCATCGCCTTTGATCCGCAGACCACGGGCTTTGAGACCACCGGGCAAGTTTGATAGGGTTCCTGCGTCTATCAACTGGCGCATCAAGGATGTGGCCGACTTAGCAAACCCGCCGATCAAATGGAACAGGCCAAAGCCGTAAGCACCAAAGCCGGGGATGTACTGGTAGTGTACAAAATGCTGGCGCTTTAGTTTGAGCTTGTCGTCCTCCAACCAGTTGCGCCGGATGGCAAGCACCGTGTTGTCGCCCTTAATCATGGTGACCACGTACGGCAGGGCAATGCCCTCATCGTCATTCTCGCCGTCTTCATCTTCGCTGTCAGCCTTGTCGTCGTACTCGCTTAAGTCCAAATCTACGTGGCACTCATAAAGAACATAGCGGTCATCGTTCAAATCCGTAAAACCTGTTTCCTTGTCCTTGGCTTTTTGGATGTTGGTGGAATCCTTGTTGGGATCAGGTAAGTCCACATCCAGATAGAACCCAGCTTTTTGCAGCTTCAGTATCTCGTTCTTGGTCTTGCGCATCACATGCGTGAGGCGGTAGCAGGTGTCCAAGTCCGTAGCACCGTAGGGCAAGAGCATGTCCTCGGCTGGGATAAATGTAGAGACAGGCCGATTTAAGTTGGGGTCAAAGTAGACCTTTTTAAACGCAGAGCCGGTAGCCGGGAGGCTCCACAGCATGCGTTCTTGTTCAGGCCGGAAGTCGCGCATGACTTCCGTCAACTCGTAGTTCATGTCCTCCTCAACCCGCGCTGCGGCCTGCGTCTTCTCAGGTGTTTCCTTACCGACGATCTTGGTGCGCACAGGGCCAGAGGCCGGGAACATCTCCGTAATGGTCTCGCTTTGGAAGCGCACAACCGCTTCGGTAATCATGGGGTGGAACACACCACTGGCTCCGTTCCACGGCTCCGTGCGCTCTTCGTACTGAAGGCCCAACAGCTTTAACCCCTCGGTGTACGCTTTCTCCCAGTCCTTGCGGCTTGAAATGTCATTGTCAATATCTGAGGACAAGTCCCCGGCTATCTTACTTAGTACGCCGTCATCCATGTCCTGCGCAATGTTGTCGCTAAAACCTTCTGTGTCGTCCCCCGGCCTTATGCTCAGTTCCATGCCGCCAATACCGATGTTCACTTCCTCGGGGTCAATGATCTCAATCTCAAGGGGCTCCTCATCTTCTGCAAGCGCGTCAATCCCCATTGGTTGCTGGTACAGGGATTTATCTACGTTGGTTGCCATGATCTGTCCTTAGTAATAAGCAGCTTGTCTGCGTCTAAAAATCTGGGGGTCGTCTTTCTCGTCACTGTCCAACCGGATAAAACCACCTTGACGGTAGCGCAGCAGGGCTTGGGTGGTCGTGTCCACATAGTCGTCGTTCTCTCCCACAGGGAAAGCTGCGATCTCCTCGATCACTTCCCGTGCCCAGCGTGTGTCGGGAGCCCAGACTTTACCAGAGAAGAATAGGTCAGCTACGGCGCTAAGCCGTACTGCTTTGTCGTTGCCCCGGCTGGGGCTGAACTCTTGCACGGGGATGCCCATCTGCCTTAATTCTTGTATCAGCGGAGCGCCTGCGGCCTTTTTCTCCACAATAAACGCATCAGGCTCCCAGTCTTTGTAGTGCTTGAGCGCAACTTGTTTGAGTTCGGGGAAAGTCATCCGGTCTTTAAACGCATCTAGCAGGATTACCTGCGGCTCATCACGTTCTTCCTCGTTATAGAACACGCCCCATGTAGTGCAGGCGCTGTAGTCGGAGTTGTTCTTGGTTTCAAAGGCCGTATCCCAGCTTTGGAGCACGTACTCACACTTGGGCGGGTCGTCTTTGGCCCAAGTTCTCCAAAACCTACGCTGCACAACCGCCGAAGTCTCCGCATTGGGCTGCTGCATGTACTGCGCGTTCCAGTATCGGGGGTCAATGGACGCTTTTGTTGATTTAAGCTGCTCCAAAGGCCACTGATCGGGCCAAAGTGACTTCTCCTCGGGGGTATCTTCGTTCAATATAGCCGGAAGCTCCACGATCTCCCAAGGAACTGAGTCAGGATTCTTGGTTTGGTAGGTAAGCAGGCGTCCGGTCAGGTCAAGCAGCGACCAACGGGTCATGATTACGATGATTGCCCCTCCGGGCATCAGGCGCTGCAAGGGGCCGGTCTGGAACCACGACCATGCGGTGTCAAATGCTAGACGGCTGTTGGCTTTTACGTCCTGCTCCGAGTGCGGGTCGTCGATAAGGAACAAATCCGCCCCCCTTCCGGCCAGCGCACCGCCCACACCGGCTGCGTAGTACTGGCCTCCAGCGCTAGTTGACAACTTGCCTGCTGCTTTTTGGTCGTCGGCCACCCTTGTGCTGGGGAAAATGTCCTTGTACTCGTCGCTGTCAATCAAATTTCGCACCCGCCGACCAAAATCTTCGGACAACCCGGCGGTGTGCGTGCCCATGATGATCTTCTTCTCAGGGTATTTACCTAGGAAGTACGCGGGGAATAGGTAGCTGCTGAACTCTGACTTACCCATACGTGGGGCGATGTTGATAATCACCCGTTTTTTCTTGCCCTCGATCACATCAGTGAAGATTTTTGCCAGCTTCCTGTGATGCGGCCCGGTTTTGAACCCCGGATAGGCGTAGTTGGCAAAGCCCAATATATTAGTTTGCGCTGCCAAGAGCGTAGCGCGGCGCTCCCGGACTTCTAAGTCTGCAAACAACTCTATTTTGTCCGCAACGGACATCGTAGGTAAGGCCCGTTGCAAAGCCTCAAGCTCAGGTTTTGTCAGGGAAGTGATTTGCTCAGGCGTCATGTACGTCTGTTATTTCTTGAATATCTACCACGCCCATGAACTTGGAGAGCTTGTCCTTAATGCGCTGGTCAAGCTCGTTATCCGTCAGGGTTTCTTTTTTCACCTCAATTTTGTCGGTGAACAGCCCAATCTCGGTTACCTTGCCCAGCAGCCCAAGGGCTTTTAGCCGGATGTTGGCGCTGGGGTTTTTGGTTTCCTCGACCAACTGGGCTACCGCGTAGCCGCGCAACTGCTGCGCTTGGTGAATAAACTCCCAGTCATAGGCAGTAAGCATGCCCACAAGGTGCTGGACGGCCTCGGGTGTTTTGATTTGGGCGATGGTTGTATGGGTGATCTGCGTAGGGGCGTTGGTAATGAGGTTGGCAAACGTGGAGCGGGCCGCGTCTTGGTCTAGCTGGGTGGTTATGGTGTCTGAATCTACCGCGCCCAGTTCTGCCAACCAGTCCTTGGTCTTGATTTTGGCGTCAAGCGCTTGCGCTGGAGTCACCTCGTCGGTGTCCAGTATGTGCTCCGAACTGTTGTTAAAAACATTCGGTTCAAACTCAATCAGGTGGTCAAACATGCGTAAGCCCTTGCAGCCTCGTTAGGGGAAGTATATACTCAGTTCCGGTGATTGTGCAACTTTGCGCATTTGCTTCTCCTTGAGTGAGCTTGACGGCTCATTTTTAAACCCTTGGTTTGCGCCGAGGGTTTTTTTTCGTTTGGTAATGTCTAACTTTAGACAAGGGGTTGTTTAGGATTTTTATAATTTTTGGGGCTGGGGTGATTTGAAAGATAGGGGGGTGTTATTGGAAAAATAGATTTGCGGCTGAGAAACAGTGTTTATGGCTACGTAGCATGGCCTCGTCAATAAGGTTGGGTGGGGGTAGGGTGGGGTTGCCTTATACCACAGAAAGGGGTCAAAAACACCCCTTCGAGTAAAATTTGGTTGTCGATGCGGTGGGGAATGGCTCTGCTGCACGGCATCAACTGAGACAGCTTGTCTCACCAAGGAGAAACCAAATGAAACTCAACACTACTGCAATCACTAACGCAATCATTGCTGCACTCACACACGGTGACGCATTCGAGGCGGAGATGCTCAAGCTCCAAGGCTTGCTCAAGGGCACAGAGCGCGAGGCGGTCAAGGACATCGTGGCGCCCATCGTGGCGGCGCACTACGGCGAGACGTTTGCGGACGGCAAGTGGGCAGACAGCGGCTGCGCGGCCAAGCGCAAGGCCAACCGCATCATCAAGGCCATCGTAGGCACAGCGCCCAAGCAGGCCAACAAGGTGGCTGTGGACAAGAAGCTGGTCAAGTCGCTTAGCAGCACCATTATCGAGGCGGGCCTGACCAAGAAGCAGTTCGACGCATTGCTGTCCGAGTTGCGTGCATCTATCAGCTTTGAGTGAGACAGCTTGTCTCACCTGTTTCCTGCGCCGGTACAGACAGCGGGTCTGGCCGGTGTTTTAGTTTGTGTCTATCGGCGCAGCCATGCTGATAGCCACACGCTATTAGCTATCGAAAACCCAAAGCCAATAGGCACACGCTATCAACTATCGGTTTAGCCCTGCCGATAGCTTTTATCAATTGGAGAACACCATGCAAAACTTATACCTGTACGAAGTCATTAACAAAGAGACACGCGAGGTCGTGCTTCT